ATATGTGTTAATTGTTGGAATACTTATTTTTTCATCTGATACTTTTGTTGTTTTTTTAACTACTTGCATTTTCTCTTCACATCTAGTAGTGATATTATTTAAGTAGTCTTCTATTAAACTTTTATAGCTGTTATTTTTTTTTAAAATATTAGTCATTTATATATATATTATATTTATAAAATATCTTTGAGCTGTTTTTATAAATATAAATTAATAAAAATACTTACCATATATAGTTAGCATTAAAAATAAACTAGAATACATTTTGATTTATAATTTAAAAAACTTGAAATTATAAATTATTACACCTTTTTTCATTTCACATGTTAAGAAACCACAGTCCTTTTTGTTTATTTTCCTTTTTTGATATTTATACAAATAAGAATTACACATTTTAACATATTTAGGAACCTAAATATCGATCATAATTTATTAACATTAAATAATCTGTGTCTAGCACGATGGGCTGTGATGATGTTCTATTCTCATCGGAGTCATTATCTTCCTCTAAAATAGTCTCTAAAACACCCTCACTCTGCTGTAAGATTTTTTTTCGTCGCTTTTTTTTTCGTTTAATCATTCGTTTATTCATTCGTTTAATTATTCGTTTATTTGCAATATCATTAATAATCTTTCTATAATGGCTTGTCATTATATATTATATATTATAAAAGTATAACCTTAAACGTTATTTATGTAATATTCTTAATGCGTGAAATGTCTGAAGAATGTAAAACATAAAACTAGAAAACTTTTTTCCATAAATAATTTTTACCATATATGATTTGAATAACTTACCTGACCAGATTTTCTTTTTATATTTAAAAAAAATTGAAATTAAAAATTATTAAATAATAATAATAAACAATACAAATGAGTGATATCATGAACGAATTCTTCAACAATAAAGACTTTATAAATAGAATGAATAATTTACCAAATTTACCACATAAAAAAACAAGAATATTTGATGTAATGAAAGAAATTAAAGAAAAAAATCCAGATTTGAGTATTGATGTATTTTTAGCCATTCTAGATAAACAAGAGGACCAAACTTCGTCATCTTTAGAAATTAGTGCTTTTCTATATAAATATTCTGTAGAGTTATGGAACCAATATGTTTTTGATAATTATAAATGTGATTTTGATTTGTTAATAAGTTACAAAGATATATGTTTCTAAACTTATAAAAACTTATAAAAACTTATAAAAACTTAATTACACTCTTGAAGATTTAAAATGGAACAAATAATTCCTAAATTTATACCGATAATTTTTCTAAAAGGCGCCATTTTAATTCTTTAAGGGTGTAAACCATATTTTTTATAAATTTTTTTCCATAAATAATTCTTATCATATATGATTTGAATATTTTACTTGACCTGAATTTCTTTTTATTTTATATTTAAAAAAAAATTGATTTAAAGATAACGCTATAATATAAATCATACTAGCAAGATGTCTAATAACGCAATCGTCGACGGAACTAATATTGATTTATCTGTTTTCAGCTATAGTGCTCCTAAGGTAAATCCTGCCGGGGGTAAGGTAGTTAATTTATATAATAAGCATGCTAAAGAATCTCTTACAATTGCCGCACCATTGATGGGTTCTTGGGGTGCTCAAGAGGTCAAAACTCTTGATGGCAATGGAACCGGAAAGTATACTATGACTTTACAATTCTCTAAGGGTCAATATACAACTCCTGATGCTGATAAATTTCTTCAACAAATGAAACTTGTTGAGCAAAAAATTAAGCAAGATGCTATGACTTATTCTAAGGAATGGTTTGGTAAGGAAATCAAGTCTATGGATGTTATGGATGAGAAATTTACTCCTATGCTAAAGTATCCTAAGAAGAATAAGGGTAGCGAAGAGCGTGATTATGATCAACCACCTCAATTGACCATCAAGTTGCCATGTTGGAAGGATGTTTGGCAAACTTCAGTATTTGATGAAGATTACAATCCTCTTTATGTTAAGGGAAAGACTGAGTCTGGTGTAAGCCCTCTTGATTTCCTAACTAGCACTAGTAAAGCACCTATCCAAATTGTAGCTTTGATTCAATGTGCAGGATTATGGTTCGTAGGAAGTCCAGCCAAGGTGTCTATTACTTGGAACCTAAAGCAAGTTATCGTAAGAAAGCCAAAGACATCATCGATTGCTGATGATACTTGCTTCTTAACTGTTAGACCAAATGATATGGCAACGTTGAAGGCAACACCACAGCCTGAATTGGAGCAACATGATAATTCAGTTTCTGCTTTAGTTGAAGATTCTGATAATGAAGATGAATATGAATTACCACCTCCTGCTTCTGTTGTAGAACCTGTTGTAGAAAAGGTCGTCGAAACACCTTCTGTAGCAGCAGTTGAAGAGCCAATTAAGAAGAAGAAGGTTGTTTCTAAGAAGAAGAGTGATGCATAAAAATATAAAAATATAAATTTCAAATAAAAATATTATAAATTTTTTACATATCTTTACACATTTTGGACAATTTCAATCATAATAAAAACTATTATAATTTTTATTATGTCAATTAAATTACAAATTTAGATAAAGTTTTTTATCACATTTCGTATCATTTTTCTTTCAGGTCGGTGTAATTCACAAAGATAAATTTAACTATAATATCTGATTTATCAGTTAAATCATACAAATCTTTTTTAATATTTACTAACCCTTTACCTTTCAAACGATAATACTGTTCTTTCTTTAAATATAATTCAGATGTAGGAATTGAAAATGATTCTTTGCCTATATAAAATATAAATGATTCATCATTTAGTATCATGTCAGGTAAATCTCTATAAACCGATATTTCTACATCAATTAGTAAATTATTGTCATCATCTATCTTTATATTATCAGGTAGTTCTGGATCACATATAGCTATTATTTCAGTTCCAGAAGCATCATAATATGACGAATTATGCCATAATGGAACTAAATATAATTCATCTTTAACGTATAACTTATAAAAATTATTATGTAACAAATCATTTATACTAGGATTTAATTTATATATTTCAACATTATCATATTTTTGTATCACCATTTGCTTGACATTCTCCAATAAGTCATCGCTAAAATAAAGTATAGATTTGTATCTGGAGAGAAAAATATAAATATTCAAAGCAGTATCTTTGTCCAAGTCTTCAAATATTTTAAGTGAAATTTGTTTACCTTTACTCAATATATCATTTACTATTTTAGCTATTATATCAATATAATTTCCATCCATTACTGACTTAATGAAATTTTTTAATACATTTAAATATACGCTGTCTTGTTCTTCTGTATCTTGTTCTGATTCTGGATCAACATGTATGATTTCACTACGTAAATAATTATAAGCTTCATTTATTTTTTTAAAATGTTCATTTGATTCTATAGTATTACCATTTTTATCTGGATGATATTTAAGTGCCATTTTTCTGTAACGTTTTTTTAAGTATTCTACCGTTAAATCTTTATATTTTATATTAATAAAATCAATCTCTAATATTTGAAATGCTGTTTTATAATCCATTGTGTAATACTTAATTTTAAACTTTAAGTATTAAACGCGTTAATTAATTTTATATTTAATTATATTGCAATTCGTGCAAGCGATATTATTTATAGAAGATACATTCCATAGTTATAATAACTTCGTCAAATTACAGATGGCATTGGAAACCATAATTTAGAGTGAATGAATTAATTTAGCTAAATTAAGAAAATAATTTTCAACATGATATATTGGTCTGTAATTGTTATTATAATATTGAAAAAAACAATAGGTCTTTATTAAAATTTTAGATAAATGTTCTTGTTTAATCATCTTTTTTTCAATAAGTGTAGAGAGAATATACCATATACAATCTGATATATCTAAATTATATATAAATATATCATACAAAATATCTCTGAATTTTAAATATTGTAAATCATTAATATTAACTAAATTATAAATAATTTTATTACAAATTATTCGATACTGAAGCATTAGATCTTCATTATGTAAATGTAAAACTTTAATATTTGTTATATTTTCAGCTTTTAATTTTGTTGGTAATTTACTTTTACTACATTTAATATATAAAGTTTTTGATGGTCTTGGTATATTAATTACTTGACAACAATTTAGAATATTATCTGGAATAAAACTAAGTTCTTCAGTTAATAAAATAAATTTTATATCAACACCTATTGAAGTATTTTGCTGCATATAACTATAAAAGTTTTCTAATAATTCGCTATGTATTTCATGAAAATATTTACAAACAATGATACCAGATTTATCTGTTTTAGCAGATACAATATCAATTATTTGTTGATAAATTTCATGCCATAATAATTTTGAATTACACCCAAGGAGGGACATATCTATTTCATAATGAATATCACTAACTTTAAAGAAATACTGCGTTTTATTATATGTTACACTTATTTTTCTCTCATATTTTAAATCAGTAACACTATATTTTTTTATAGATTTTAACATTTGACTATATTTTCCAGTGCCACTAGGTCCGTAAAAAATCAAATTTTTTAATTCTTGTGTCAGTTTTGGAAATTTTTTGTATATTTTATCTAATTTTGGATGTAAATTAATTCTATTATTTTCAGAAATATATTCTTCAAAATGTGTCTCATAAAATTTCATTGTTTATATATTTAAACATCCTTTTATTATTATATTTTAACTAATTATATTTATTATACATATAATGCTTAAAAACATACACCTAATATAATTATGAATTTAGTAAAAAAAATTAGCCAATATGACGATAAGAGTTTATTTTTTTGCGAACCAATAAAAAATAATATAATGAACGATGGTAATTTCATAAGAATATTATATTCAAACCAAAATATAGTGTTAAATGGAATTTATTTATTAATAGACATATATGATATTGTTTGTGAAAAATATTATAATAAATATAAATGCAGTTTCAATATTTTAAATAATAAAGATATTATTGATAATTTAAAATTAATAGAAGAAGAAATATTAAAAAAATATAAGACAACAAAAACACCATTTTATAAAATTTATGAACAAGTCAAATGTGGTTATATAAAAATTTTTTCTGATACTGGAACAAAACAATCATCATCATTTATTCTTAAAATATCAGGAATTTGGGAAACACAACAAAATTATGGGCTAACATATAAATTTATAAAAATTAACTAATATTTCTAAAACCATCAGTTGAAAAATATTTAAGAATTGTAGATAATATTATTGAGCATATAGCTGTTACTACACCTAATAAATAAATAAAATTTGATGTAATATTTGATATTTTACCAGTTGATTCAAAATTATCTGTGCTTATATTAGTATAAACTAAATAAACTTGAATTAATAAAAGCATTACAATTATATTACTAAATGAATTATAACTAGAAGCTATATTTCCTTCTATGATTTTATCTTTATAATTTATTAATAAGTAAAGAACAAATCCTATTACTGACAGCATTAATAAAAATGGTCCTGATGTCATTAAAATCGTGTAAAATATTTGTAATGTTGAACCATTTGAAGAAATTCTTAAAACATTATTGAATATTATTATTAATATCATCATTATACCTAAAGTTAATACTGAATACCCGCTTATATATGCTCCTAAAGATGTTTGAGATTTAGAAAAAAAACCTATAGTAAATGCTATTAATGAAGCTAATATACATGCCTTATATATACTTGAATACCAATTTTTCATTTATATACTGAAGTGATAATAAAAAATTATTTAATATTTTGCTTTATTTCATCTATTTCATCTTGCATATGTTTCATCTTAGCTAACATTATTGGTATCAATTCTTGATAATTAACTGTTTTATATCCCGAAATATTATTATTTTTAACCAATTCTGGAAATACTTTTTCTACATCTTGAGCTAAAACACCAAAATGTTTATTTTTACAAGGTTCACTTTTATAATTAAATATTATTGGGTTAATTGTAAATAAATCATCTATCTTTTTTTTATTTATGCTTGAAATATTTTCCTTTAGATTTTCGTCTGATGTATTATAAAGTGATCCAGTTACTATTAAATCATTATTAATCAATACTGGATATTTTTTGACTTCTGGAGTTTGAACTATTAAACCATTTGCTAATTTTTTATAAATCCATGATGCTAAATTTGCTGAATACACAAATTGTTTAATATTCCCTTGTTGTGTATCAACTCTTCCTCCATAATTTGCTGATGTACTAAATATCGACATTTTATAATATATAAAAGTATTTTAGTTTAAATTTATTTAAATATAAATTATATATTATAATAATATAAAATGTCACGACAATTTTCTTCCTCTACTGAAGGCCGTAACTTTATTGAATCGCAAAATATACAAAATTATAATATTAATAGTAATCATCCTTTGATACCTAATTCACAACAATATATTTTATTTCATAAATATATTTCTATACATTCAGAAGACAGAGATACACTTAAATATCCTAATTCAAGTGAATTTGAAATAGAATTACCTGAAGATCTTTTAAATGTAATGTCATTAAAACTTATTAATTGGACATTTCCTGCTAATTATAATACATTTTCCCCTGCTAACGGAAATGTATCTTTTTACTACAAAATAACTAATCCATACAACCCAGCTGCTTTTGGATTAACAGATGAATACAATTATAGAATTTATGAAGCATTATTTATGACTCAAGAAGAACCTTATGGTTTTGTTATTGAGGAAGGATTTTATAACCCTATTCAAATGGCAACTGAACTTACAAATAAATTTAATTTTACTACTAGCAAAAGAATTAGCAATTATTTTAGTAAAAAAGGATGGACAGATACATTAGATGAGTTTAATTCAAAAGGGGGATATACTAGATTTATAATTGTGTATAATAGTGTTAGTTTAAAATTATGGTTTGGAAATAGAGCTGATGGATTTACTATACTTAACGAAGTTAATACATTAGAAAGCACTTTCTTAGATGGTTTGTGTTTAGCTGATTATGCGCATGTTCCAGATAGTTCAAATTGGGGATTATCAGGTTATCTTGGATTACCTAGGTGTAATAGTAAATCGGTAAGCAGCAGTTCCTTAACTAATATTAGTAGTTTTCAAGAAATTAATGGAATAAATGTGCCAAGATTTTACTATGGAGATGTTACGCCAGGTGATGACGGATTTTGGTTATTACCATATACTGATTTAAGTGGCAGTGAAGTTTATTGGATTGAACCATTTTTTAAAGTTAATTTGATGGGTGAAGCATATATGTATATGGAAATTGAAGGACAAAATTGTATAGATGAAACCCAACCTTATAATTTTAGTAAATTTACACAAACAACAAATCAAACAAATGGAATAGTTAATTCGGCATTTGCTAAACTAGCTATACCAACAACTCCATTGTCACAATGGTTCGATAGAGATGCAGTTCCTTATAAAATTTATAATCCTCCAGCAGAGAGAATGAGACGACTAAGAATTAAACTAAGATATCATAATGGACGAATAGTAAATTTTGGTGTTTTTAATTATTCTTTTATGATTCAATTTACTTTAATGGTGCCGCAAATATTACGCAATTCAACAACTATAGCTTATCCTCCTCCTTTTTGAAAATAATTAAAAATTTATATTATATTTGTCAGTTATCCAAGATTTTAAAATAAATATATCACATATTTTATAATCTTCATTTGTTTCAGTTGTAAAACTTTTTATATCATGAAATGATGGTTTTTTCATTTTCGAATTTTTATAAAATATATAATCGCCTTTTGGACCTTTTCTAATAGATAAACTTGAATTTATCTCTCTAACTATTCCAGAACCTTTTTCTAAAATTTCCTTTACTTCTTCAAAGGTTATATTTTCAATAGGACGATTACCTAACTCTTTAAGTGTTTTAGAGTTATCGCCCCAAGATACATATAACCCAAATTTACCTTTTCTTAATATAAGATCTTTACCTTCATATTTTCCTAAATTATATTGTGTTTTTTGTGGTTTATCAGTTTTGTCTGCGGCAATTTCATCTAATTCTAAGTTGCCATTTTTTAATTTTGATATATCAAAGTCTTTTTTAACTGATTTAAATGATATCTCTTCCTTACCACCTTTTTCTTCTATACATTTTATTACTGGACCATATTTACCTATTAAAAATATATTATTATTGTCTATTTGAAACTCAAATTTTGTTTCATCACGTATAATTTCAATTAACTCATCTATTTCTTTATTACATAAAGAACACACTTCAAACCATATTAGTTCTCCTTTTGCAATTTTATCTAAAGCAGTTTCCATTAATCTAGTGTATTCATAATTAAATAATTTATTAAAATGTTTATCTAGAAATTCCATAACAATTATTCCTAATGGTTGAATGACAAGTTTAGATTTTTCATTACCAAACTCTCGTTTATTTTCTATTTCACAAATCACTCCATCTTCTAATTCAAAATCTCTACAGGTTATTTCTTTTCCTTTAATATCTTCTTTTTTAACATAACCTCGTTCTTGAATTTTATCAACTAATGATGAAAATGTAGATGGTCTACCAATTCCTTTCTCCTCAAGAAGTTGAACTAATTTTGCTTCCGTATAATGACTCTTTGAACCTTTAATTGTGACTTTTGAATAAATCTTTTTATGTTGAATTGCTGCATTAGAAGCAATTATTTGTAAATATTGATAATCTTTATTATCTCGAGAGAATTTATTCTCAACTATTTTCCAACCTGGGAAGTCAATTAATTCAGTTGTATAGGAATATTTTGTATTTAATGGTGCGGTTATATTTGCTGTTATAGAATAAAAAGAAGCTGACGTCATACAGCTTTCCAAAGTGTTAGTCCATATAAGTTTATACATTCTTTTCTCTTTTGACTCCATTTCTTCTGGCAAGTTTTGGAGAGAAATATTGGTTGGTCTTATCGCTTCGTGCGCTTCCTGTCGAAGGCTGTCGATTTCCTCGCCAAATTCTGATTTACTTTCTTTTTTATTACCGCGTTTTTTAACAGCTTCTTTTAATATATTATTGGCGTCACATTTTCCGTCTAATATATCACCAATATACTTAACATTATAGGTCTTAGAAATATATTCTTTCGCAGAATCTAAAAACTCGAGACTATATGTCTTCGAATCTGTTCTCATATATGTAATATAACCTCCTTCATATAGTAGTTGGCAAATTCGCATCGTTTCTTTTGGGGAATAATGTAGCTCATTACTTGCGACTTGTTGTAATCTACTAGTTGTAAAAGGTTCTGGTGGATGTTTAAATACTTTTACTGGTTGTGAGCATGTATACGTATGCAAAAAGCTTATACTATTATCAAGAAAATTTATCATCTCATCTTCATCTTCAAATTGTTTATTTAATTCAAAAGGCAAATTTAAATTTGTAAAATAACATGTAGTATTATATACTTTTTTCTCTGTTGATTCATCAATTTCTTTTTTATTTTCATAAACCAATTTTAAAGCTGGGGTCTGGCATCTACCAGCACTTAGAGCATTGTCTTTTCCTTTTGGCTGCGAAACTAGTTTCCAAAGAACTGGAGAGAGTTTAAAACCAACTAAAACATCGAGGATCTGACGTGCTTGTTGGGCATTTACAATATTCATATCAATCGTTCTTGGATTTTGAATTGCATTTCGGATAGCAGTTTCGGTTATTTCATTAAATGTAATACGCTTTGTATTTAATGGTAACTTAAATAATTCTATTATTGAATAACTAATTGCCTCACCTTCACGATCAGTATCGCTTGAAAGTATTACTTCGTGAGCATTTTTAATTTCCTTTCTTAAAAAATCTATTTGTTTTTTTTTAACAGTATCATCAATAATAGTATACGTTGGTTTAAAATTATTTTCAATATCAATATCCTTTAACGATGATATAGTGCGTAAATGTCCATAAGAAGCAACGCATTTATACCCAGGACCTAGATATTCTTCAATTTTTTTACATTTTGCCGGAGATTCTACTATTATTAGAGTAGTTTTAGTTTTTTTTTTAAACATATTTACATAAACATATAAAGTTATTTTTATGTAAGTTAAATATATTCATTATATTATTTTATTTATTTATCATCTTAAATACCTTATAAGATACATTCTTTTCTGGTTTCTTTGGTTGTGCTTTTGGTTCTTCTTCAGCATTTAATTTTTCTGCCTTCTTTAAAGCACTATCTACATATAGTTCCTTTAAAATAGAACCAACCAAAAACGAACCCTCATGTTGGTCTAACTCGCCGTCTTCAATTTTTTTTAAAATACCCAAAAATTTATTTAAAATACCTATATCCAATTCATCTTTTCTAACCTTATTGTAAATATCAGTATAATATGTAAATAAAAAATTACATTCGTTAACACATTCTTCATGAATTTTAGCATCATCGCCTTTAAATTTTGACTTAATCATAATCATATTATTAACTTCATTTCTAATAATTTGACTATGTTTTAAATTACGTATAAAATCTGTTTGGTCTACGACATTATTTGCCTTAATCATATTTTGCAATTGTAGTCTTTGCTTATCGTCCATTAATTATAATTAATATATTAAGTATTTTATTTAAACTAATTATTTAAATATTAATATATAATATATATGTCTACACAAACTCCTATACCTGGTTTAATTCAGCCTACAGTTACTTCTTATCCTCCTGGAGCTAATAGTCCAGCTACGGCGGCTAAATTAATGATTGATGCTAATAATCAAAAATTACAAAATATAAATCAAATGGCAGCCGGAAGCAGAAGACAAAAGAAAGGCGGTAATTATGTAGAAGTTCCTGTTTTAAAACCAATATATACATCACAAAATGGTCCAGGAACAGATCTTGTATCACAGCAAGCACAAGGACATTCAATTAGCATGCAGAGTATTGCTAATTCTGTTTATGATAATCATGCTACTAAAATCGGTGGTTCTAAAAGAAAATATAAAAAAGGAGGTAATCCTGATTGGACATGGAGTTGCTATAGTGGTGGAAAGAGACGAACATATCGTGGCAAGAATAAAAAAAATAAAAAGAGAACTAGACGGTATCGTCGCCATTAACTTCCTCATTTTGGGTTACGCATTTGAATATGTTATGTATGTATGACTACACTTAAATTCATCTTCATCGTTATATAGATTATATTTTTTTATAATTTTTATGAAATAATTTTATATTCATAATATAAGTTATGCCATCTGGACAACATTGGGTTAATTTTGTATATATTAATATAGCATTTGCTATTTATATCGCAGGTGTTTTTTATTATAATCAAACCACACAAATTAAAGCTAATTGGCCGTTATATAGATGTAATCCTATGTATATGTTTTTAGCAAATGATATTGAAGAGAACTTTATTTATTGTGTTCAAAACATACAAACAAGCTTTATGGGATATTTATTACAACCCCTTACTTTTATAACAAGTTCATTAACAACATCATTAGGAGGTTTTATGGGAGATATTCAAAATATTCGTGCTATGTTTAATAAAATTAGAACATTCTTTTCATCTATTATTGATTCTATTTTTGGAGTATTTTTAAATTTAATTATTGAATTTCAAAGAATTACAATCGGAATAAAGGATTTAATTGGAAAGACTATTGGTATTATGGTTTCATTAATGTATGTAATGGATGGAAGTATTAAGACTATGAATAGCACTTGGAATGGACCGCCTGGACAAATGGTTAGATCTCTAGGAAAATGTTTTCATCCTTGTACTTACATTAAATTAAAAAATGGAACTATCAAATATATGAAAGACATCGATTTAGGAGATGTTTTAGCAGATGATTCTATAGTTGAATCTGTGTTAAAGATTGATAATAGGAGAGGTCGACAATCATTTTATTCAATTGGAGATATATTAGTAACTGGTTCACATTTAGTTTTTGATAAATCTAAAAATACTTTTGTTAAGGTTGAAAATTATATAAATGCAACTAAAACAAATATTGTTAGTGATTCATTTACTTGTTTAATAACTGATACACATAAAATTCCTATTAAAGATGAAATTTTTTGGGATTGGGAAGATCATTTTGTTAAAAAAAATTAAATTATTGAATAATATTTACTTTTGTAAAAACGAATATTATCCACTTACTATATATGAACACTGATTTAAATAATATTATAAAAATGTATGATAAATTAACATATTTTGACCAATATGGAGGGTCTTTTATTTTATTTATCATAATAACACTCATAATTATAATACTTATATCATATTTTCATACAATGATTAATATACAACCAATTATTGATGATTGGCCTAATCAAAGATGTAATCCTGCTTATATACCATTTGCAGGATTTATTACTCATCCCGAAGGAGTATCGGCTATTGATTATACATCAGAAAATTTTACTTATTGTGCTCAAAATATTTCATCTAGTATAACAGGTTTTGCCGTACAACCATTAACAACATTAACTAATAATTTACAATCTGTAGCTTATATTGTTAACAATGCTATTCAATCTATTAGAAATATGTTTGATAAAGCTAGAACATCTATACAAGCAGTTTCTCAAGAAATTATGGGAAAAATCATGAATGTTATGATACCTTTAATGCAAATTATAATTAGTTTTAAAGATTTGGTAAGTAAAATTCAAGGAACTATGACTGCTGGGTTATTTACATTATTGGGTGGTTATTATACACTTAAATCCTTAATGGGTCTTATTGCTCAATTTATTATTAGTATTTTAATTGCTCTTGCTGCAATGATTGCAGTTTTCTGGGCTGTACCATTTACTTGGGGAGCAGCTATAGCTAATACTGTTATTTTTATTGCGATTGCTATTCCAATGACAATTATACTATCATTTATGGTTGATGTATTAAAGGTTAATACAAATTTAAAAATACCAAAACTAAAATGTTTTGATAAAAATACTTTAATTAAAATGAATAATGGAATTGACAAAAAAATTTTTGAAATAGAACCTGGCGATATTCTCTCTAACAACAATATTGTAACAGCAAAAATTAAAGTTGAGCGAGAAGGCTCAACTATGTATTTTTTAAATAATGTATTAGTTTCTGATTCACATATTGTAAAATTTAATAATAAATGGATTCGTGTAAGCGAACATCCTTATGCTTGTATACATCATAAATATAATGAAGAATTTCTTTACTGCTTAAATACTAGTCAAAAAATTATAGAAATTAACAATACTATTTTTACAGATTGGGATGAAATTTATGATGATACTTTAAACGAAATTTTAAATAAAACTCAACTTACTAAAGATGAAATTCATAGACATTTAGATTCTGGATTTGCTGGAAATACTAAAATACTATTAAAAAATAAATATAGTGAGTCATTGGAACGAATTAAAATAAATGATATACTAGAAAATGGAGGGAGAGTTTATGGAGTTGTTGAAATAGATGCTAAAACGATTGAAAATCAATATAAATATAATTTAGGCGAAAATAAACTTCTTGAAGGATTTTCATTAGATTTGAAATGCTCCAAATTTAAAATAACAAACAAATATAGCAAATTATATCATCTTTTGACAGAGAATGGAACATATAAAATAGAGAATACTGTCATTAAAGATTACAATGCGGCTATTGATAGATTTTTAGAAAAACAATAAGTGAAAAATATAATCTATTAATTATGTATAATATGGATATCTCAATTTTTGGGTTTAAATTGAATGTAGAGATGTTAATTTTAATTGGTATCATTTATTTAATTTTAGTAGGACATACTTTGTGTGGATGTTGTAATTATAGTTTGATGGAAGCGTTCACTGATGCCTCTGGGAATATTGCTTCTGTTGTCCAAGATATGTCAGGAAATATTCCTGCTCCTGTTGTTGCTAAAGCTATACAAGCTAAGGAAGGATTTGTAGGAGCTAATACAAATTATGGACAATCCTCTCCATATGACTTAAATTCTGGTTCAATGATTAACACCTCATCATGGAGCGCACCTGATATGACAGTTATTCCAGGTAAACCCTTAAGCTCAGGAGTTAAACAATTTCTTGCTAGAGAACCACAACCGGTTCCTCTTCCAGAAGATGAATTAGTCATGTTTGCTAGCACTCCATTTAAACCAGAATGTTGTCCTAATACTTATAGTACATCAACTGGTTGCGCTTGTATGACTGGGCAACAATATAACTGGCTCGTAAATCGTGGCGGAAATAATGTTCCATATTCTGAATACTAAACCATAAATGTTGTTATTTTGAAATAAAATTTATAATATTATTGTAAATTTTATTAAGTTGTCAATTTTTCAGAAAAAGTAAGGCCATCAAAATATTGATTTTACAAATTTTTTATTTTTTAGTGTCGCGAAAATCGGCATTTGAAATGTAAAAAGGTGTAAAAACTTTAATAATTATATATATATATATATATATATATATATATATGCCAAAAAGTAATAAAAAAAAACATAATTCAAATAATAAAACAAAGAAAATTATTAATAAAATATGTCCAATAAGTTTAAAACCTTTTGAAGAAAGCTTTAGTAAAAAACTATCAATTCAAGAATCAAAAAAATTAAGAAATTTAGAAACATTAAAAAAAGAAGAATTTGCTAAAGAATTATTAGCTAGATTTGCTCCTTCTAGTATAAAACCAAATGATAATTTTTATGATTATATTAATTATTTATGGATTAAAAATGTTAGTTTAGAAAAACAACAAAAATATATAGTTCAGGTTGATGATTTTCGTTTAGCACAGGATAAAGTTTATAAAGAATTAAACAATATCATTGTTAATTATTATAATAATAATAATAATAAGCTTGCAAAAAATTTGAAAAATTATCATTATTCAGTTATTAAAATGAATCCTAAACCATATAGTAAAAAACTAGCACATCAAGCAATAAGTATAGTTGATGAATTTATAAAAAACGATAATCCATGGGCTTTATTAGCTTATTTCAATAGAGATGAAACGATTTGTAATCATGCTCCTTTTGTTTGGTCTTTAAATCCAGATGATAAAGATCCTACAATTTTTAGATGTTACGTTAGTCCAATTCGATTTATAATTCTTGACCTAAGTGTGTATTATAATGACGGTAAAGATATTTCTTATAAACAAAATTATAGAAATAAATACATTGGGACAGTTAAAAAAATATTTGATGTAACGCTCGGTAAAAATGATTTTATATATAAAGATTGTTTTGATGTTCAAGTAGATATTTTTAATGCTCTAGGATGTATTGATGTAACATCAAAAGAAGAATCAACATATAATAAAGTTTCTAAGGATGAAGCTATGGAAAAATATGGTTTTGATTGGCACGAATTTTCAAAACAATTAGGTTTTAATAACCCGCCTGAATTTTTTATTACATCTACTTTAAATTATTTAAAATGTGGCTCTAAATTACTTATAGATAATTGGAAAACCAAAAAATGGAGAACCTATTGGATTTATTTATTAATTAAAAAACTAGCAAGAATAACTAAAGATTGGGAACATATAAATTATGATTTTTTTGGAAAATTTGAGAGAGGGCAAGAAGAAATTAACACTTCAGATTCTGTAAGTGCTGCTTTATATATGTCTGTTCCATTTAATACATTTTTAACCGATGAGTATGTAAAAAAATTTGAAAATCCTCAAGCAATAAAATATACTGAGACCCTATGTAGTGACTTAAAATTAGTATTTAAAAGAATTTTACAAAGAAATAAATGGTTACAACCATCAACAAAAAAATACGCATTAAAAAAAATAGACGCATTTAAATTTATATATGCTAAACCTGAAAAATTAAGTGAAGACCCTGACCTAAATTATAGTAAAATATTATATGATAATATGAAAAAATTTAGTGATTGGAGACATGAAAAATATATAGAGCTTGAAGGAAAACATGTGATTGATATTCCATATATGGATTGGACACAATATCCAGTTAAAATGTCTGGAACTCAAGCTTATATAGTAAATGCTTCGTATACACCATCAAAAAATGCTATTTACATAAATCTTGGATATATTCAGAAACCATTTATAGATTTAGATGAAAGAGGTATTGAATATAATTTAGCTCATTTAGGTTTTACAATTGCTCATGAAATGTCGCACGGATTTGATGATATGGGTAGTAAATATGGTGTTGATGGTAGATTATTTGATTGGTGGACAGAAAAAGACAAAAAACATTATAAAAAAATCCAAGACGATGTTTTAAAACAATATGAAGAATTTGCTGGTAGAGATGGTATAAAATTCAATGCTTTGATTAGTCTTGGTGAAGATTTAGCAGATATTTCAAGTATTGCTATTTGTGATGAATATTTGAGAGATTTCCAAGATAACAATCAAGATTTAATACCTATTAGAGCATTATCATATGAAGGGTTTTATACATATTTTGCGTTTCAACAAAAACAATTAGTAGGTAAAAAAGCATTATCAGCTCAATTAAAAACAAATCCACACCCATTAGATAAATATAGATGTAATGTTCCATTATCTCGTTCTTCAATATTTAGAGCTTTACATGATGTTAAGAAAGGTGATGGAATGTGGTGGCATAATACTGATACTATTTGGTAATTAACAAATTCTTTAAATATATTTTATAAATAATATATTTAAACTACTTAAAAAGCAAAGCAACCTTTTCGGTTAAATCAAAGATTTATCAATTACAACTTCTTTTGCTATATTTCTTATTATTTTTTCTGTCTTTTCTTCATCATTATTACCCGCACCACCCATGGCTTCTATTACTAATTTACTATATTGATCAGCATATTTTGATTCGCTAAAATTACAACCTGGATGGGCTTCTTTATATTTTTGAATTAATCTCTCGTTCTTACGAGAAACTTTATTTATCACATTTCTAATTTTTTTCTTATCATCATCTTCTTTTTCCCATTTATCTTCATTTTTAATATAAATAACTTCTCTTTTTTTATCAGCACAATGTATTGGCCTTTCAGTTACATCTAATGCTTTCAAATTTTTTACAATAATATTTGAAATACCCTCTACATAACCCATTTCACCAACTGATTCTAAATCTGAAAGCTGTAATTGAATAGATTCAGCAAAATCCATAATATTCATAGCATTTTTACAGGTCTCGTTTAAAAATAAATTTAAATTAAATGCTTTATTATGTGAATTTGTATGAGTATTTGTTGTATTATGTGTTCCATTTTTACATATTTCTAATACTTTATTATTATTTTCTAGCATTAATGACTGTTGTTCCATCATCATTTTTCTCAACTCATTATTATCTTTTATTAACATCATTATTAAATCTTTATCGGCTATGGTTTCATTTTTTGTTGAGATAATTTTCACATTATTATCGTCTTGAATATTATCGTCTAAATAATTTTCAAAACACTTTTGTTTATGTTTCCATAATCCCTGTCGATGTTTATAATTTTTTCCACATTCACATTTGAAAGTGTGATTTGCTACTTTTTGGCTACTTTTGGCTACTTTTTGTCCTCCAATGTAATCCTCTGTCATCCGTTGATGTTTTGGTGTAATTATATGTTTATCATAATTTGTCTTCTTGCTTGTAATATAGTGACAAATTTCACAATAAAAATTTTGAGCTACTTTTTGGCTACTTTTTTCCTTAATTTTGTCATCCTCGTCCTCCATATGTAATCCTTAGAAAAAATCTTTAAGTTTTTTATTTTTAAAAATATCGTCACAATTTGAAAATTATTTTTTCTGCGACCAGACGATAATTTTAAAATATGGTCACAACTCATTCATTTTCCATAAAATATCTGGGCTTTCAAAAAATGGACAAAAAAAATGTCCAATTTTCAAAAGTTAAAATACTTTTCATTTTTTGAATTTCTTATTTTTCTCTACACGTGTAGGGAACTTTTTTAGGTCATTTTTTCAGAAATTCAACAATTTGCCTTCATTATGTAATAGTCCGTCTTTAAGTAGGAAAAATTATATATATTATTTTGTGTATTCGCAAATTTTACAATAAGTTATGTTTTCGCTTCTTTCTGGTGTTATATCTATCATGTCTTCTACAAATTCATGGTCACATAAGTTATATAAATTACTATTACAATTATTTATTTTCTCAATAATATACCCTCTTTTTTCAACAAAAAAAGATTTTTCTTTTGTTTTTTCACATAATTCAGAAATTAATCCCCCTTGCTCTGCTATACAATAATTTATTACATCATATGTTTCAATTATATTATCCAAATTTGCTTTTATTTCGTAATATTTTTTTTTACAATATAAAAAATACTCAAAATTCATATTATTTATATTTATATTATAATATATTTATATTATTTACACATATAATGATCTCCATGTTTCTGGACCATCCGATGCCTTCTTTATTAATTTATCTACAATTTCTTTTGTTACATTAAAAGGAAATTCAACCTTTAAAGACATTTCACCTTCAAATAGATTTGAATTTGGCTTCATCAATCTATATAAATTTAACTTTGTATAAATAATTTCTAAACAACGTTTCATATTTCTTACACCATCTTCTTTTTGACAATGTGTCTCATTAATATAATTAAGGACATCATCATGTATTATTATATCATTATTACTAAATTTAATTTGTTCTCTGATTTTTGGTAATAAATAATTATTAGCAATTACTGTCTTCTCCTTGCCAGAATAACCCTTTGTTTTAATCCTATACATTCTATCTTTCAAAATTGGATTGACCTTTGACTCATCATTGTAACTGAAGATAAACAAACATTTGCTTAGATCAAAATTAATCTCAGCAAAATATTTGTCATGAAATTGTGAATTTTGTGATGTATCTGTTAAATGAGTCAAAATACCAGCAATTTCTTCGCCTCTAGGAGTATCACTTATTTTATCTAATTCATCAAAATAAATTACTGGATTCATACACTTACTATCAATCAGAATTTGAACAATTTTACCCCAGGTGCTTCCTTCATAAGTGTAGCCATGACCTTCTAAGAAACTACTGTCTGTTGCTCCACCTAGAGCGATGAATGCAAAAGGTCTATTTAAAATTTTACTAATACCTTCCTTTACCAAACTAGTCTTACCTGTTCCAGGTGGTCCATGAATAGCAATAGCTGTTCCAATTGCCTTCGGATTTGTTAGAAGTTGACCCAACATTTGCATTATCTGCATCTTAGCATCATTTAATCCATATACTGCTGAATCTAATGTTATTTGAGCATTTGCCATAAATTCATGACAACTATCTACACCATTTTCTATACTAATTGGCAACTCTTGATATTTTGTAAATGGAACTTTCATGAATGTGTCAACCCAATTCTTAATTTTATAAAATTCGCCACTTCCTGGTTCCATATATCGTAATGAATTTACCTTTTTCATAGCAGCAGCTTTGAATTCGATCGGAATATCTGCTTCCAAAAGTGTCATCCTATAAGGCTTCTCAATTCTTGTAATTTTATTTATTTCTCTTAATTCTTTAATTAATTTCTTCTGGTTTTCTGTCTCCAATTTCTCGTAGAATGAGAAATCATTCATTGTATTTTTATCTTTAATAATTTTTTTGAAAATTCTCATATTTTTTTCTTTTTGTTTCTTTTCCTTCTTCTCGTTTTTCTTATTTTCCCTTTTAACATCTTTTTCGTAAACTTTGATACATTTTTCAATTGATTTATCATTTGGGTTCTTTGATAACAAATCTTTTAATTGTAAAAGAACTATGTTTTTATCTTCTGTTGATCTAGTATTTACTTCATTTTTTTTACACGAATCCTCCTTTTTAGCTTTAACTTCTTCTTCATGTTCTTCATCATCGACTTTCTTTTTTGAAACTTTCTTCATAGTCTTCTTAGGTTTTACTTCCTCCTCCTCTTCATTTTCTTCTTCACTCGAAGATTCATCTGTAGATACTTCTTCATCTTCATCTTCAGTATAATCATCAGAATCCTCATAATCTTCATAGTCTTCATCCCATTCATCATCTTCTTCGTCTTCATTTTTATCTTCAGCACCATCAATAGTAAATATAATGTTAAATTTACCTGGTTTAACAATTTTTTCTTCATATTCTTCTTCATCATCTTCATCATCTTCATCTGTATCTTGAGAACCTAATGAAACAGTTTCATCATCTGAAACTTCAATTTTTTTATTTTTCTTATCTTTCTTAGCCTTTTTAGAATTTTTAAATTTTTTAGACCTAAGTTTTTCGTCTTCCTCCGATTCAGTTTCCCATTCTTCTTCATCTTCAGATTCTTCTTGAGACATTTTTTTCAATTTTTCACCAACTTTGATTTTTTTATCAAGATGCTTTGAAGGAAATATTTTTTGAACATATTTTCGAAATTCATGCATATCCATTTCATCATCATCTGATTCACTCTCACTCTCACCCTCACTATCAGAAGATAGATTTTTCTTCTTTTTGAGATTATCTTCAGCATTTTTATTAGAACGGTTTACTTGATCCCTCTTTGAAATTTGCTTGTTTGAGCTTTCACGTGTCATTTTTATATTATATATCTTATAATTTTAATTTTAAATCAAAATCAATTTTATTTTAAAATAATTAATATATTCTTACATAAATTTTAACACAACCAAACCTAAATATACACCAAAAAAGTTTTTGGCAAATAAATCTAAAATATTATACATGATATTTTTAGTTTTATAACTCATTAATGCTGCTATACCATAAGAAAACCATACAACAAAGAAGAACAAAAATAAGTTAAAACCAAGTTTAGAGTATTTTGCAAAGTTTTCATAGATTAAATAAAAGTATATCAAAAATGGTATAAATCCAAATAAAATACCAGGAGTTTTTGAAATTTGCTTAATTTCAGCTAAATAACCAGACGTTAACATAACAAAATTTAAAAATATTATTGGAATTAAAGTATTTAAATTATCATATACAATTTTAATCAACGAATCTTTAGTTTCGATATTAGATTCATCATTTCTTAGATATATTAAATAAACACATAATGTCACCAACATAGTGGGAGTAGTTAAATACCAATCATAATATCTATGTGGGGTTATATTATCAACAGACGCTATATTTAATGCTAGCCATACATAGAAAATACCC